TTGGACGGCCTTACTGGACTGACCAAAATTGCGCGGCACAATCATGTGGGTGGCAGACCTGCACTGAGCCTGACCGAGTATGGTCCAATCATGCACACAATCGAGGGCTTCTTGGGCACGTGGTGGTATTCCACTGCATGCACTGCCATTGTCATCGCCCACATTGAGCGTGAGACGGAGCCCCTCACGGGGAACAGCTACATCACTACCAGCACAATCGGGCAAAAGCTGGCACCACAATTGGACAAGATACCTGATGATGTTGTGTTGGCAGAACGGGAACTAACAGAGGAGAAAGGCCAGTGGAAAGGGCGGTACCTGTGGAACACGGTGGAGAGGAATATGACCTTGAAGGGCCGCCACTTGCCCTTGAGCAACAACCTCCCGGCGGACTTCCGCCAAATTTTCCGCAGCAAGTAATCGAACGCGCAGCGTACCCATGGTGTCTCAACCCACTATGGGTGTGTCAGTGGAAATTCGTTGGGGTCTTGTTGATCCCACAAAATTCTTCACCAAGCAAAGGAGTACCACAAAGATGAGCATGTTTACACTTGACCAGGGCGACGTTGATGGCCTGTTGGAGCAGGTACACACCGAAACCATTGATACGGCGCGGTACTTGTGCCCTGAGGGCGAGTACCCGGCACAGGCGCAGGAAATCCGCTTTCAGCCGGGCAAGAGCGACAAGGTGGCTGTCACGTGGATCAATGGCGACATCCTGTGGGAGATACAGGATGAAAAGGTGCGCCAGCAGATGGGCATGAGCAAGGTCGTCGTCGGGCAGCGCCTTGGCTTCATCCATTTGGTGTTGGATAGTGATGGCAGTGTCGCCACGCCGGCACGCATTGACTATGGCCCCAACAAGTCCCAGGGCTTGAAGGATGTCCTTGAAGCGACTGGCCTCAGTAAGGGCAACTTCACGCCCAACAAGATCAAATTTCAACAGGCGACGGTGCGGGTGAAGCACGAGTTGGATCGGGATGGGGCCAAGAATGCCGATGGCTCACCTGTGAAGTACGCCCGCGTCGTGGGCGTCGTCGGCGCAAATGGAGGTCGCCGCCGCTAGTTCTTTGGAGGGGTGAAATGGCCAAAGACATGAGCGAAGCTCATTGCCTGATTGATGGGTGCTCGGCACCCATCCAACACAAGGGCATGTGCCTGTACCACTACCACCAAGACTATTGCCGGCGTAATCCCAAGAGCCAGCGCAAGGCCAAGCCGGGTGACGAGGCGCATTGGTTCATCGAACCGCACTATGGGGATGATCTGAGGGCATTGGTGCCCGACTACAGCACCACATTCGTGGCGAAGGGCTCCTTCTATGCTGACAGGTGGGCAAGTCCAGTGGCCTGCGGTGGCTTCGTTGGGCTCGAATGATGAGGACACTCCAACAATGACCGGTCCCGCCGACATGTTCTTCAAAGACCAATGGGGTACACCAAGGATGACTAGCGAGCCACAACAAGCACAGCAGGCACAGCAGGCACCGGACAGTCAATGGGACACACTGAGGACGGATGGGGTCAACCATCCTTGGTGGTACCGGTCTAGCAATGGCATCGAAGCGATTGAAGTGGTGGAAGGGTTTAGACTGACCTACAACCTGGGGGAAGCGGTTGTCCACATTCTGCGGGCCGGGCGAAAGCCCGGTCACAGCCGATTGTTGGACCTACGAGAAGCGGAGTGGCACCTCAAACGTGAGATTGACAATGAAAAGCACAAGAAGAACCCGAACGATTAGCACTGGCGTCTTGGTGACAATGGATCACGAGGTGTGGTCCGTTGTGGCAGGGCGAGCCCAACTGGTGCGGAAGTGCTCCAGGACGGGGTACTGCCCAATGGCATCACATGCACCGCATGGGTGGTGGGATGAGTGAAAAGCCGTTAGCGCCGGGCTGGTACTTTGTCACTGATGATACAGGCCAGGAAGAGTTACTGCGCTGGACCGGTGATCATTGGTGTGGACGCAGTGCTAATTGGCAGGATATGGCTCGTCCTACCTTGCCAAATGGATGGAAGCTTGGCCCTGCCGTCAACGACATATGGCACGAGTATAATCTGCTCATCTCTGACAGATCATGAAGATTGTTGAAGAGGGATCGCCCGCAGCGCCGGTATGGCTTGTCGGCGAAGCGCCGGGCGAGGTGGAGGTGAGCACGGGACGGCCCTTCACGGGGCCGTCCGGTGCTCTGTTGGACGGCGCACTTCGCGAAGCTGGGCTGGCGCGTGAGGCGTGCTACTTGACGAATGTGTGCCACGAGCGCCCCCCGACGTACCGTAACAAGGCCGGAAAGGAGATACAGAATGATATCGATCAGTGGTTCCTTGGCAAGCGAGAAGCTGCCGCCACAGGTGCATTGGAGGTTAACGGTCGATATCCCGCTGAACCTATCCGACGCGGACTTGACCGGCTTAATCGTCAGCTTGCAGAACATCGCCCACGAGTTGTCATCCTTCTCGGCAACACGCCTTTATGGGCTGTCGCTGCGCAACAAGGCATCACCAAATGGCGAGGCAGTGTCTTTCCGTGTGGAACTGGTGCAGCGGTAGCCGCATTCCACCCCGCTGACTGCCTGCCCAATCGCAGCCCACAACATCGCATTTTGCTGGTGCATGACTTGCAGCGCGCCAAGCGCATTCTGGCTTCGCCAGCGTTGGCTGTGCCAACGGACTGGGACTTCGCCGTGCCCCGTTCCGTGATTGAGATGCGGGAATGGCTTGGTGATTGCGGCTTTTTACATAGACGTGAGACCCCTACAGCATGCGACATTGAGACATGGCGCGGTCAAATCCACTGCATTGGCTTTGCCACGTCTGAACGCGCTGCGATGTGCATTCCGTTCATGCGCGTTGATCTTGCAAACCCACACTGGTGGTCCGCTGACGATGAATGCGAAATCGTCAGAATTTTGCAAGATGTGCTAGTCCACTACCCAATGACATTCCACAATGGCTTGTACGACGTGCAGTACATCGCCCGGCAATGGGGTATCATGCCCTGGCACGCTGATGATACGATGGCCATGCAGCACGTAGCTTTTCCGGGGTTGCTGGGCGGCAAGATCGACCCCGTTACGGGGCGAGTAGATAAGCGCGGCTCTTCCTTGAGCCTGTCGTTCATTGCTAGCTTGTACTGTCGTTACTATAAGTTCTGGAAAATGGACGGAAGAAATTGGGTGCCGGGCGAGAACAGCGAGGAGGACTACTTCCGATACAACATGGAAGATTGCTGCCGCACATGGGAGTGCCGGCACGTGCTGCAAGCGCTGCTCAAGCGCGAAGCGCTTTGGGACCAGTACCGCCTAATCATGCGCACGTTCGAGCCCGCGTACAAGATGATGTTCGAGGGCTTCGCCGTTGACCAAGAGCGCATGCAAGCCATGTACGATGGCTGTGGCACAGCCATGGTCGAAGACAGGGCGTGGCTTTCGGAGGTGTGTGGGGTTGACGACATCAACCCGGAGAGCGCACCGCAGATGCAGCACCTCTTCTACACGGCACTGGGACAGGAGCATGTCTACAAGGGCCGCGGGGCTGACCGGAAGCTCACGTGCGATGACAGCGCCCTTGACAAAATAGCGCGGCGAACACCGTTGCTAGCGCCACTGTGCGAGCGCATCCAGCACTACCGGAGCATGGAAACAGTCCGTAAGGACTGTGACAGGCGTATGTTGGAAGAGGATGGGCGGCTGTATGCTGCGTGGAACCCCGCGTATGTGGAAACGTTCCGGGGTAGCAGCAACGAGACGGCCTTTGGCCGTGGAACTAATCTCCAGAATTTTAAAAGACCAGAAAAATGATCGTAATTAAAAGTTGGCACGAACCATGGACGACGGACACCGTTCTACGAAACATTACTACACTATCTCTGAACGATTGTTGGCTTTGGAAAGGAAATATTTCGCCGGACGGATACGGGCGAGTATCCATCTGTATTCGTCATCGAAAATATACGACAAGACTTGCGCATGTCTTAGCCTACGAATTGTTTGTAGGCACCATTCCACTAGGAATGGTATTACATCACATCTGCGAGAACCGATTATGCTGCAATCCATCGCACCTACAACCGCTTACTAGGGCTGAACACCGTCACACCCACGCTAGCGGGCCGACATTCCCGTGCGGTCATCCACGAGTTCCCGAGAACATGCGAAAGCGTTCAAAGCAGCAATGTCGGCAATGCGCTTTAGAGTACAACCGACGTTACTACCGTACTCACTATGCACCTACAACTTCCAAGTCGCTACACGATTTATTCGGCCGGAGGTCCGAGAAATGAGCCGTTGTGGATACACTGATGACTGTGAATGGGGATTTGGTTTATGGGAAGGTGCCCTGATACGTTCCTTCAATGGGCGTCGTGGGCAAGCATTCCTGAAAGAATTATTGGAGGTGTTGGATGCACTACCTAATAAGCGATTAATCATGGATGATCTTGAGCGTGATGGGGAGGTTTGTGCCCTTGGCGCCATTGTTCGCGCTCGTGGTGAGGACACCTACGACGCTTACACCCCCCAAGAAATCGCTGGAATATTAAACATTTCCCGCGCAATGGCCGCAGAGATTATGTTTGAAAACGATGAAGTCCGTCCACACGATAGCGAAGAGCAACGGTTTGAACGGATGCACAAGTGGATTAAGTCTCGTATCGTATGATGCTCACGCCCCTGCCAAACACTCGTAGTGCTATTGTGCCGGAGCCGGGCATGGCCTTTGTCGAAGTGGATCTGCGACAGGCGGATGCACAGGCGGTGGCGTGGATGGCCGGCGCACAGCGACTAAAGTCGCTGCTAGGGCGACGCATGGACATCTACACCGAACTGGAGACGGGGGTGTGGGCCGATGCGAAGCTGGCGCTTGTCCCGCGCCAAACACGCAAAAACGTAATCCACAGCAGCAACTACGGGGGTGGCGCTCGAACGATCAGCGATCGTTACATTCATGACCTACACAGCACCGAGTACTTTTTGGATGCGTGGTTTGGCACACACCATGAAATCCGGGAGTGGCACATGGACATTGAACATCAGATGAAGCGCAGCCGCACCCCCCAAATACGGAATGTGTGGGGTTTTCGGCGCGTTTATGCGATGCAAGTCCCCATCACCCAACCGCTGGCGTGGCTAGGGCAAAGCACAATCAGCATTTGCAAGGATCACATGATGCTGCGTGTCCACGACGAGGCACCATGGGCCACCTTGAAGATGGAATATCATGACAGCTTGTTGCTGCAACTCCCCAGAAGGATGTGCCCCGATCGCTTTGAGGAGATCATCAGGATGTGCGATGTGGAAATCCCGTTCGCCGACCCGTTGCACATTCCCGTTGAACTGAAATGGTCCACCACAAACTGGGGTGAGATGGAGGAGTGGCATGGCTGAGCATCGGTGGAGTGGCTGGCCCGGCGCTTTTTGTTTGAACTGCGGCGCCGAAGATCCCCGCGAGATTGCGCTTGCGATGGACGATTACGAGGAGGTTTGCGATGAGAATGGTAATTTGCTTGAACACAAATTCAATTTCGATCCCGCGTTGATGGTTTGCACCGAAGTAGCACAGCCATGATCGAACTTCGAGCTATGGTGCCTGAACTGGCGAAACAAATCACCGACGATATCGCAAACATTCGGGTAAAGGGCGGTGGTTCGCTACGGAGTAAACTGGGAGACGGAGTTTGGCAAGGAATAGAACGAGTAATCGCACAGGCTTTAACGCGGGTTGCAGGAAAACCGTATGAGTTCTAAAAGCCCATGACACGACGACATCGAAACTGGCTTGATGATTACCTCGCCACCGTGGTGTCGCGGAGCGAGGCGCCGGCGCGCTTTCACTTCTGGGCTGGCTGTTCCGTGATCGGAGGTGCCCTACGCCGCCACGTCTACATAGACATGGAAACATTCCAGTGGTACCCCAACCTGTATGTGCTGCTTGTCGGTCCCCCTGGTATCGTAAAGAAGAGCACCACCATAAACATCGGCGCACGCTTGCTGCGAGACGTGGAGGGCGTCAAGTTCGGGGCTGACATCACCACGTGGGAAGGCTTCATCGAGCAACTGGACCAATCGCAGGAAATCTACAGCACTGGTGGCGGCGATACACTGGTGAACAGCGAAGCCACTACGGCATGCAGTTTGACTATGACCATTTCTGAATGGGACACCTTCTTCGACCCCAAGAACAGGCAGCAAGTGGAGACGCTGACTGACCTTTATGATGGCAAAACAGACATCCCCATCACCAAATACACCAAAACCCAGGGAACGAACTTCATCAGCAACCCGTTTGTCAATATCATTGCGGGCACCACCCCACACTGGCTGCGCGACAACTTCAAGGGCAATTTTGCGGGATGGGGCCTGTCGTCGCGGTGCGTCTTCATGCACTGCATGGAACCGGAGCGTGCAATCCCGTACCCGGATGAGGTGTGGAATGGCTTGTACCGCAGTAGCATGCACTCCTTCCGCGATGACTTACGGCGTATCGCCGACCTACACGGTAGTGCCATCCTCACAAATGGCGCTCGTAGTTGGGGACGGGCTTGGTATGATAGTCATATCGAAAGAAAGCGGCAGTTGGATAGTGACCCGTATCACGATCAGTGGCTTTCTTACTACCTAGCGCGGAAGTGGGACCACATTCACAAGCTCAGTATCATACTGAGTGTGGCACAGCGTGATGATTTGGTGGTGGATGAGCATATTATCAAAGAGGCGGTCCGGAGGTGTGATGAGGTGGAGGTGGAGATGGCGCATATATTTGGGGGTGTGGCCGCCACGCCGCACACCACGGAGGGCGACACCCGGCTTGCTGTGTGGAAGGGCTTGACCGAGATGATGGATGCCGGGGATGGGCGAGTGAATGCCCAGCGCGGCTTCGCCTTTGCCATGCCATTCATGGACTGGCGTGCCTTTGATGCCCTTTTGAAACAGCTCGCGACGGCGGGATGGCTGGTCAGCGAAGCTGACCATGCCGGCGTCTGGTACAGGCGAGGAGAACAAGCGCCATGATCGCCGTTTGGCATTGGTGGTTTCCCGGTTTGGGATGTTGGGTTTTTGTAAACTCAGAAGCTCATACCGGTCGTATCACCTTACGTGACATTCCAATCCAAAAAGGGAAACAGGCACCATGATCTTAAAGGCGTGCCTACAGTGCGGAAAGATTATGCCGAGAACAAGCAATGAGGCTGTCAGCCGCTACGCGGAGCGCAAGTTCTGCTCTAGGACATGCTTCGCCATATGGCTGCAATTCGACCCCATTATTGAGGGGCATAATTGTCAGGTGTGTGACAAGGTGCTGGTCCGTGTCAGGGGTGAGAAATTGGATCGGTTCCAGGCACGGTTGTGGTGCGACCGGGAATGTAAAGCCGTGTACCGTAAAGCGCACCCACTGACGCTGTCCGACAGACGCAAGCCCATATTGCCCGCGGAAAGTAAACACAGCATGCGTGGCAAATGGCCGGCCGACATGCACTTTGAAGATCATCCGGGAGCACGATGATGCCAAAGCTCATGCACTGCGTAGTGTGCGCGAAGCTCCTCATAAATCGGCCGGAGCGGTTTGCGCACAGTCGGAAGGGCATGGCCATTACATGCAAGAGCGACAAGTGCCGCAAGACGTTGGGGCATGTGCGGCAAGCATATGCTGCACGGAAGCAAGGATCACAGAATGCATGGATACGGGCGCGCTTGCGCGCCATGCTCATACAGGGGGCGCCACGTGCCGTTTGGGCGGTGACGCGACCGGGGGACCGGAATACACCGTGGGTGCTAGCGCAATGGGATGGGTATCAGGAACAAGCACAATGAGCACAATGCAGCAGATCCTTTCTGACGAAGAAGAAGACACGATCAGCGAGGCTTGGGAAGCGTACGATGGTGCTTATAACACTGCACCTAACGGTGAGGGTGTGAGTGGTGCTCAATACTTCGGCCTAAGGGCTGCATTTTTGGTAATCAGGTATGGGATGAAAGCGCCGGAAGCTGTCGAAAAATCAATCGGCCGAGTTGGTCATTATGGAGTGCCAAGGAAGTACAAACTTGTTCCAATTGAAAATGGATGAGTGTGATGAATGTGATCTGGATCATCGGGTTTGTGGCGGCACTTAATGCGCCGAAGGGGCATACGCTGCCGGTGCTGGACATGGGACACCCGTTCCGAGAGCGGGCACCATGTGTGGCGAAGGCGCATGCATTGAACCGCGCAGCGGAGGCGGCAGCGCCGCATGGCGATCCCCTCAAATATGCGAAGTGCCGGGCGTGGGTTGGGGCAAGCACAGAGTTCGGCATTCCCGACCAAGACCGGCGGTTCTATGACGACGGTGACATTTGACACTGGGGAAACAAAATGCGCTATCGCTGGCTGCACCAACCCCCGCAGTGGCGCCAATCTCATCTGCAACCACCATCGTTACTTGCGGAGCATCTCACGAGAGGCAGTACCACGGCCACCTAGCATGAACCTGTTGCTGTGTTCCGTGCCATACTGCAACAATCTGTGCTTCACCAACTACTTGTGCAACAAACACCATTTGCGCCGAAGGAGAAAGAAGAAATGGGTGACTGGACCAACTACGCTTTAGTCGGGCTGGGGTGGGTTGTGGGGTTTGCGATGGGCTGGTGGGGTGTGAGATTTTCGCGTCAACCGGGGGATAGTGTGAACTAAGTCACACTGGAAGCGTTTTTTTTGTGCGACGGTCCTGAAAAGGGGCGCGATTTTGACGGGAGTTTGGCATGGTCCGGCGTATGGAACACCCGTGGACCGAGCTGTGTAATCACGCGTTGGCGGGCGGCTCTGTCCTATTCGCGTTGTGCGCGATAACTCCATGGGTGTCAACGGTGATCAGTGCCGTCGCTCTCGTCGCCAGCCTTCTGGCCACGCTTCTGAGCATCATCGTCTCAATCAGACGTTTGCGTGACGACGGGCACAATCGCTTCATACGTGGGGACATCGACTAATCGCGCGCTGCGCGACTACCACCGGGGCGAACTACGGGCGGCGTCCAAGTCCCGCAGTCGTTGCACAGCCCGGCGCAGGGCATCCTCCCGCCGCTGTCTGACATCCTGCGGTACGGTAAATAGACGGTGAGGTAGAACCGGTCCTACAATTGGGGGTGGCGTAAAATGCTGTGGGGGCTGTGCCTTAGCACATCCCCCCACCATCAAACTAATGATCCAACTTACGATCAATCCTCTTCTCATAAGCATCGACTTCCTTGTTAAGTATTTCGACCGTGGTTGTCAAATCACGCGCTATATCACGTAGCTTGCTGATATCTTGGCGGTTTTCATCCATTTCTCGTCTATAGTCAGCGCGGTTGTTGTCATTAGTGCGACGTAATTCAGATATACTACTTTCAACCGCAGTTAGCCGACCACTGAGTATATTGGTCACGGTGATCAACCCGGTCGCACCCAAAATGAGTAGTGTCAGCACCCCGATCAAAACGCCGATGCTGATGTGAACCTTGGTGATCTCGCCGCCGCCATTGCTGCCGTTCATCATCATGGGGGCATGTTATGGGCGAAGTACGCCGCCAGCAGAACGGCCCCCAACAGCAACAACAACACGGTGATGCGTTCGTTCCACATGGATCAGCGGCGGCGCCACACAATTTGAATGCCGCACGCGAGGTCGTAGCTTACCTCGCGCCACGTGGGCTTGCGCAGCCCATCCTTATCCACCTCGTCGGGGCCGCGCTCACGCATCTTGGCGGTGCCGGCGATCGTGTCCACGTCGATGATGTCGCCCGGCAGGGTGGCGTAGCTATCGAGCCTCACCACGGCCCACAGAGCGCGCCGCTCGAACGGAGTGTCTACGGCAGCGATCCGAACAGGAAGGCCGCTCACGCGCCCTCCGCGGGCTTCTCTGAGCCGGTCGGTACGACCTTGTGGAACAGGGCGACGATGCCGGCGGTAGCGGTGGCCGCCGCAGCGAAATACGGTTGGAGCCACTGAGGCACGACCGTAGCGAACGCCGCCAGGATGATGTTCAGCACGGCCGCCACGGTCAGGGCGTAGCTGCGTAATTTGTCGCTCATGGATGGGCACCCCAAAACTGTAACACTCTGTGTCTAAAAGAGTGTGGCGCTACAACTTGGAGATGTCAATGCGCTCGCTAGTTTACGCTGCCGTTTTCCTTGCCCTTGGGGCGCAAAGCGCCATGGCTCAAGGGGCCTGTGTGGATTGCTCCCACCGGGGTGGCAAAGGCGTTGCCATCGTACAAACACACGAGGCACATCCTTTCGATTGGAGCCCATATAGCGACAATCGCCGGGCTAGTGGCAAGGGGTATGGGATCGTGCCCGCAGGGCACGTCCTTACATGCTACACACGTGAGTGTGCCCCTTATACCCACCCTAGTATGCCCCAGTTGGGGGGAAATGCCGGTACCACCTCGCACAGTGTGGCACACGGCAAATGATTTCTTAAGGCGTGAAACGCCTTAAGAAGCGCCGCAGCGCCAATTCTGACCTCCTCCGTAGGGCACGAGGGCGACGTTGCTGGCGAACGACTTGATGGATGCAAACCATGTTTGCACGGCATCCGGGCCGTGGTTGTTGCAGTCCTCAGTGCTCATGTACCCTTGGATGGTGAACTCGTACTGTTGTGGTGGGGATAGGCAGACATTGTGGGTGTCGGTCACACACAGCGTGGCGAAGACGAAGACGGTGGCGGCAGCTAATTCCATCATGAGGCGTTCCTTAGAATTGCAGCCGGGATTGGCAATACACTGAGCCACTGCCAGCAGCACCTTGGAGCATAAGAGCCTGACCGGCAGTGGTGGTGTTGGCGGTTGTGATAGTGGCGACGTTGGCGGTGTTGGTGCCGGCGGTCGGGGTTACCCATGTGGTAGGGGTGCCCGCGATGTTTTCGGCGAAAGTGCCGGTGGTGATGGTGCAGGTAGGGGCGGCACGCATCGTGGTGGGCAGGTTGATCGCACAGGTTTGGGTGGCGCTACCGGTGGCTTGGCATGTACCAACGACCACGTTTGCGGCAGGCTCAGCGAGGCGCCACGACTGCCGTTGAACGCGGGCGGTTTCCGCAGACATGGGAGCGCGGCGGAACGGACTGGGGAAGTTGGCCGGTTCAAGCTGCACGCCAGTGGTATCCCACGTCGAATTATCCGGGCTGGTGGTGAGCTGCGTCATGGTGCTGCCGCCGTACTTGTTGGCGCCGGTCCAAGTAGATGAAGTGTTGCCACTGCCGGGTCCGACGATGGGGATGGCTGAAGAGGCGGAAGCGGTGGCGACTGTGGAGCCCTGTACGCTGGAGCCCGCTTCAAGGGCGAACACGACAACGAGGCCAGTGGTGGTAGCGTTGTTGGGCCATGTACCGGTGGTGTCACCGGGTACGCACAGACCATGCCATAGCCATGTACTGGCGGTGGCGGCTTCCTGGAAGACAAAGGGGAAGCTGCGGTTTTGGGCGTCGTTTTGGATGGTGCCACCGATGATGGCACTAGCGACGCTGGACCGGGACACCCATTGCAGGCAAACGCCCATGGCGTTGCTGGCGCCCCAACCAAGTGCGGCGGTGTCAAATGCCTCTAGGGACTGAATAATACGGAAGTTGTCCGAAGCGCCCACGGTGGCGTTGTGCGTTGCGATTTTGGCCTCTAGGTAATTGGCAAAGCCGGCAGGGGGGCTACTGCTAAGTTGCTGTATGGTCAAACCGCTGGCGGCACTGTTTGCACGAGCCCACCACCCATCCAATGTATTGATGTTGGTACCGGCGTTCGATACGTTGTACGCGGTGCCCGCAGCACCTTGCTGCTGGTCGAAGTCCATGCTGCCATTTATGAGCAAGTTACGGACGGTGGCCGGGGCAACGGCTTGATTGCCCACTAGCACTTGTCCATCGAACTTGCAGTTCTCAGTCCACACCGGTACGAGGGACCAGTAGTAGCTGTAACAACCGGCGTGGGCTGGTGCGGCAAGCCCCAACAGCAGGAGCAGGGGCAAGAGGAGATATTTCATGATCATCATGGGCTGATCAATGTTAGGGTTCCGGCGGTGGCGGTGAAGGGGGAACTCTTCATCCCGGTGAGGGAGGCTTGTACGGTAAAGTCGTTGTAGGTGCCGGCGATGGTACCGCCGCCCGGCTGGCAGATCTGGTTATTGTTGCATATCACAAAGCCACCCGAGTTGGTGCCACCGATGGTGAGCACGCCGGGCGGCGTCGGGAACGTCCAGTATATGTCGCTCATGGCTACGGCAAGCGTGGCCACAACCGCGTTCGGCTGGGAGGCGACGAAGTGGGCGGTGGTGCCGCCGCCGGCGTAGGTGATCGATGACACTTGCTCCGGTGCCTTACCACTACCACTGACGCAAGGCGTCGCGTTGTTATTGTTCGCCACCGTCACGGTCGGTGCCGTGACGAGGATGCAACCGAGACCGGTGCCAAGGAGCATGAAATTATCACGCACCAGCCCGCCTACAATATCCTGGGCGACGGTGCATGAGCTGCCGGTGCCGCACATCACAATGCTGTCGATGGGGGTGCTGTTGGAACCGGCGTCAATGACGTTGCCGACGGCAAGGGGATCAACAAGGGGGGATGGGGCGTGGAACGGGGACGATGACGTGTCAATACCCCCAATATTAATACCGGCGTTGCCACCCATGTACATACACAAGTTGTTCACATAGGCGACGTTGCGCCCACCGTGGTTGTCGTAGCACTGCCATGTGGCATTGTAATACGCGTGATTATTCTGCATCTGGAAATTTTCGGATGAGCCGAAGCTGTTGTTGCTTACACTGATCATGTAGGCGTTATCGCCGGGGGTACCGCCGGGGTTCATGTTGTAGAATACATTGCCTTGCCAGTATGTGCGGGTGGGAATACCCAAGCAGTGAGCACAGCCAACCATGGCGTAGGACATGGTGCTGAAATAGTTGTACGACACAACGGGGTTGATGGCGTCCTGGATGTTGATGCCGCAATCGAAGGTGGTCATCTTGTTGTAGGTGAATGTCGGGTTCTTGGTCATGAGCCCGCCATTGCCGATGCCGGTGATGTTGATGAAATAGGCAGCGGGTGAGCCACAGGAGCCGTGGTTTGTCTCCTGGAAACCGGTGGCGTCAAGGCCGGTGATGGTGATGTTATCGGCGCCTGCACCGAAAGTGAAGAAGGCGAAGGCGCTGGTTTCGGTTAGGTGCGCCGTTTGTATGTTGTCGGGCGGGTAATTGGACCACGTTTCGCCGGCATCGGTGTAGCCCAAAGTCAGACCAGCGGAGAAGCTGTAGCTGCCTGCCCGAATGTAGCATGTCTTCTGGGTGACAGACGCCTGCATCGCTGTTTGGCATTTGCCAAAGGTCAGGAACGGCGACGCTAGGGTGCCGGCGTTGCTGTCATTGCCAGTGGCCGACACGTAGAAAGCGGGGGCCAAGGTGGAACCGGTGCCGCTGTCCACGATCGTGCCGGTGGTGTCCGAGAAGGCAGCGAAATGGCCCACGGTGAACGGAGCGTGGGCGAGGGGAATGGTCGTGTCTGTTGCGTTGGAGGCGGTGAATGCGGCGCTGGGTGCCCCAACACCTGTGGTCTGGCGACCGTAGATTTGCTGTGGGCTGATCGGGGGGAGTACGCCGAAGCCGATGGTGCCGCCGGCGCCGGTCTGGAGGAGGGTGCTGTTGCCCGAGGTGCCGTAGGGCAAGGTGCCGGTCGGGGCGGCGGTGCCGCCTGTGGTGTTTGCAACCACACTGTTAGCGCCGATCGACGTTAACCGAACATCGTTCGCCACCGACGTAACACCGTGGCTGAAGGTGTATGTGGTGCCGACGAACACTTGCACCCAGTTCAGGGCGGTGCTGCCAACGGTAATGGCACCGGTCGTGTTCATGGCGAAGGACAAGCCATCGTAAGTGGTGCCGG